GGATCTAAAAGAGCAGCGGTACAAGATTAGGGGTGTCAATTTTGGCAATAAATCAAAAAATCCGCTGATGTATGGTAATTTAAGGGCTCAGATGTGGGGTGATATGCGTCAATGGCTCAAAACTGCATCGATTCCTAGTGACAGAGTGCTTAAAACTGATTTAATATCACCCATAATGAAGCCCGACTCTAAAGGTACGATCTTTTTAGAGTCTAAGAAGGACATGAAAGCGCGGGGCCTAGCCTCGCCTGATGCAGCAGATGCTATATGCGTGACGTTTGCATTCCCCGTCGCGCACCGTGAGTACGCAGAACCTAAACGTCGTAGTCAATCAACTAATAGTTTACAAACTTCTTGGATGGGAGCTTGAAATGCCTAATACACAAGCAATCGGTGTCGCTTTTAGCGATCAAATTATCTCTGGCGGTACCGTTGACAATTCGCCTATTGGCCTAACAACACCTAGCACAATCGAAGGTACAACTGTTTACGCAGACACAGAGATTGGTTATGGAGCTCCGGCACAAGGTGCGGTCACTCAACTTACAAGCAAATCTACCGGTGTGACGCTTAACGCCTCTGCCGGTCAGATTACCTTGAACGCAGCCTCCTTGGCTGCAACCACAAACGTAACTTTTACACTGACCAACAGCGTGTTGTCAGCCAAAGACGTGTTGCTTTTAAATGTGACCAACGGCACGTCAGCGTCTTACAACGCTTTTGTGTCTAGCATGGCGGCGGGCTCGGCTACCATCACCTTGCGTAACATTAGCGCAAACCCACTCGCTGAAGCTGTTGTCCTTAACTTTGCAATCATTCACTGCGCATAATGGCTAAGAAATCCGTATCTTTATCTGTGGGGCGTGGCGAGAAATTGCCCGCCTCTCAAGGCGCGGGGTTAACTGCCAAGGGCCGAGCCAAGTACAATGCGGAAACGGGCTCAAACCTAAAAGCACCCGCCCCCAATCCTAAGACCGAAGCAGATAAAGGGCGCAAGGCGTCCTTTTGTGCAAGAATGGGTGCGGTTGCAGCCCATGCCAAGGATGGCGAACGTGCAAAGGCATCTTTAAAAAGGTGGAAATGTTGAAAACTGGACTCTACGCAAATATTCACGCAAAACGCGAGCGCATTAAAGAGGGCTCGGGCGAGAAAATGAACAAAGTCGGGTCAAAAAACGCCCCAACCGCTAAAGATTTCAAACAATCAGCCAAAACTGCAAAAAAGAAATGATCAGACCATTAAACGACAACATTGCGGTACGCCCTGACCCGTTTGTGCAAAGCGGGTTGCTAATCCTACCCGAGGAAGACACCCGCACAGGCGTGGTCGTGGCAGTCGGGCGAGGCAAGAAAGACTCTAAACGGCCCTTAATGGTTGCCGTAGGTGATCACGTCATGTACAGCGGTACAATTGACCGCAAGTACGAAGATTTGATCCTGATGAAAGACAAGGACGTAATCGGATTGGTATGAAAGACAAAGACATCATAGAAACCGCATTGCATCGCATGACAATGGCGATATCTGCCTATTCTGATAGCCGTGAGGATGAACTTGATGATCTTCGATTCTACGCAGCAAGCCCCGACAATCAGTTCCAATGGCCAGCCGACGTGTTGGCTACTCGGGGCTCGGTTCAAGGCCAAACCATCAACGCGCGCCCCTGCCTTACCATCAACAAACTCCCCCAGCACGTCCGACAAGTCACCAACGACCAACGCCAAAATCGACCAAGCGGAAAAGTAATCCCCGCTGACGACAAAGCTGACATTGAAGTCGCCGAGATTTTCAACGGCATGGTGCGTCACATTGAGTATATGTCCGACGCGGATGTGGCATACGACACCGCTTGTGAGAACCAAGTGGCGTATGGCGAAGGCTACATTCGGCTGCTGACCGAGTACGAAAGCCCCAATTCGTTTGATCAGAACATCAAGATCGGGCGTATTCGCAACTCATTCTCAGTCTACATGGATCCGACCATCCAAGACCCGTGCGGCTCAGACGCCCAATGGTGTTTTGTGACCGAAGACTTAATGCTCGAAGACTTTGAGCGTATGTTTCCTGACGCACAACCCGTGTCCTCGCTCCAAGCGCAAAGCGTGGGTAACGAATCCTACGCACCGTGGTTAAGCGTAGATACCATTCGGATTGCCGATTATTACTACGTCGAGCATGAAAAAGCTACGCTAAACCTTTACTACGGCAACGTAAGCGCCATGAAGGGCTCGCCTGAAGACCAGCAAATGGTTCAGATGGGCATGAAGCCGATCAAAAGCCGTATTGTGGATGTCAAAAAGGTCAAACATTGCAAGATTAACGGCTTTGAAGTGCTTGAGCATAACGATTGGGCGGGCGATTGGATTCCGGTTGTGCGGGTGGTTGGCAACGAATTTGAGATTGACGGGCGCATTCATGTGTCGGGCATTGTTCGCAATGCCAAGGATGCACAGCGGATGTACAACTATTGGGTAAGCCAAGAGGCTGAGATGTTGGCTTTGGCGCCCAAAGCACCGTTTATCGGCTACGGCGGGCAGTTTGAGGGCTACGAAACGCAATGGAAAACAGCTAACACGACCAACTGGCCATATCTAGAGGTAAACCCTGATGTGACCGACGGTGCGGGTAGTGCATTACCACTCCCCCAACGCGCCCAACCCCCTATGGCGTCAAGCGGCTTGCTGCAAGCCAAAGCGGGTGCTAGCGACGATATTAAATCCACTACTGGGCAATATGACTCTAGCCTTGGTGCAACGTCTAATGAGCGTTCAGGCAAGGCTATCATGGCGCGTGAGCGTCAGACCGACACCGGCACCTATCACTACGTTGACAACTTAGCGCGCGCCATTCGGCACATCACACGCCAAATCATTGGCTTAGTGCCAAAGATTTACGACACGCAGCGGGTAGCTAGAATCATGGGCGAGGACGGTGAGCCTGACTCAGCTAAGATCGACCCTATGCAAGCCGAGCCGGTCAAGAAAATAGTTGACCAAAACGGGTTAGAAATAGACAAGATTTACAACCCTGGCGTTGGAACGTACGACGTGATGGTCACGACCGGCCCAAGCTACATGACCAAACGCCAAGAAGCGTTGGAGTCAATGGGTCAATTGTTGCAAGGCAACCCACAATTGTGGTCGGTTGCGGGCGATCTGTTCATTAAGAACATGGATTGGCCTGGCGCCCAAGAGATGGCCAAACGTTTTGCCAAGACCATTGATCCTAAGTTGATGGATGACGGTGACAAAGACCCAGCCTTGCAAGCCGCCGAGCAGCAGATGCAAGCGATGGCGCAAGAGATGGAACAGATGCACACCATGCTGCAAAACGTGTCTAAGTCTATGGAAGCCCAAGACATTGAGCGCAAGAACTATGAAGCGCAGATTAAAGCCTTTGATGCTGAAACCAAACGTATCTCAGCAGTCCAAGCGGGCATGACTTTTGAGCAGATTCAAGACATCGTGATGGGTACGGTTGCAGCCGCGATGGATACGGGTGATCTGATTGGTGGCGCCCCGCAGCGCCAGCAGTTTGAGATGCCACCTATGGAACAAGACATGATGCAGCCACCTATGGATCAAGGCATGATGCCACCCGATCAAATGCAACCGCCCCCAATGATGGAGCAGCCACAATGAAGTGCAACGATTTCGTAGGGATGTTTTTCCTAGCGCGCGATGTAACCCATTCGGTGCATTTGAACACTCGCAGCTACGCTAAACACAAAGCGCTGCAAAAGTTCTATGAAAACATCATTGACTTGGCTGACGGGTTTGCAGAGGCGTATCAAGGCCGCCACGGCATGATTGGTGCAATCACTTTGCAATCATCTAAGAAAACGGCTAATGTCACCGAGTTTTTGGAAGATCAACTTGAAGACATTGAAAAATATCGCTACGAAGTCTGCGGCAAAGATGATTCAGCTTTACAGAATTTAATCGACGGAATCGTCGAATTGTATCTTTCTACTTTATACAAATTGAAGTTCCTTTCGTAAGGCATATCATGGCAAATTACACCTACATCACGGCGTCTAAACAGATCAAAGTCGGTGCTGGCAAACTCAGGGGCATCTTTGTAAGTTCTGCTTCCAGTACGCCTACAATCACCATTTATGACGTGCAGACCGGCACCGCCACCACAATGGTCGGTGTGTTTACACCCGTTGGCGCGACCTTTTACCCTTTTGGCTCTTTAGACGGGGCATTTTTTAACCAAGGGTTGAACGTGGTGCTTAGTGGTACGGTCGCTGCAACTGTCATCTACGAATAAAGGGTTGCCATGAGCCGCTTAATTTTTGATGCCGATACACTAGGCGGCACAACCACTTTATCTTCTGCTGATGCAGTCGGTAACTTTACGATTACCGTGCCCGCCGCTACAGGCACAATGTCCATCAAAGATGCCTCGGGTGATGCAACTTTTCGCAACTTAACGTTGACCGGTGCGGTACTTGCCGGTGCTTGGAATGGCTCAACCATTACGGTGCCTTACGGCGGTACAGGTGCGGTAACTTTAACGGGTTACGTCAAGGGCAATGGCACAGCAGCCATGACTGCCTCGGCGACCATCCCTAGCACCGACATTACCGGCTTGGGTACGATGTCGGTACAGAATGCCTCGGCGGTTACCATTACCGGCGGTACAGCCAACAGCTTAATTCTTGGCGGTACTACTGCTGCCGCCGCTACAGTTACAACGCTACGCATTGATTCGACCTTGTCGTTAGCCGGTGCAACTGGTACGTCCGGTCAGGTGTTGACATCTAACGGTGCGTCGGCGCCTACCTGGCAGAACATTGCCGGTTCCGGTACGGTCACAAGCATTGATGTGTCGGGCGGCACAACAGGCTTAACCACTTCCGGCGGGCCGGTCACGGGCTCGGGCACAATTACTCTTGCCGGTACGTTGGCTATTGCCAATGGCGGCACGGGCGCCACAACTGATTCTGCGGCTCGCACAGCCCTTGGTCTTGGCACAATGGCAGTCCAAGCAGCTAGTAGCGTTGCCATTACTGGTGGCTCAATTAACGGTACAAGCCTTGGTGCTACAACCGCAGGGTCAGCCAACGTCACAACTTTAGACATTGCATCAGGCTTAACTTTAGCCACTTTGGCGGGCACGTCTGGCCAAGTGTTGACTTCAGCCGGTGCGGGTTTTGTGCCTACATGGACGACAGCGGCTACGGGTACGGTGACTTCTGTTGCCGGTACAGGTACGGTCAACGGTTTGACCCTGACCGGTACGGTCACATCGTCGGGCAACTTGACGCTAGGCGGCACGTTAAGCCTTGTGAGCCCTCCAGCCATTGGGTCTACAACGCCTAATACGGGTGCTTTTACAACCCTTACATCATCAACTAGTTTTGTACCAACCGCTTACACCGAAACCATTGTTGCAAGCGGCACGGTCGGCGCATCTGCTACGCTGGCAATTACTGCCGGTACGATCTTGACGGCTACGTTGACCTCTGCCACGGCTTGTACGTTTACGATGCCCACGGCTACTGCCGGTAAGTCGTTTACCTTGCTGCTCAAACAACCCGCATCCGGCACGGCTACAACTGCCACGTTTACGGGTGTTAAGTGGGGTTCAATTGGCGCACCAACCATTACCGCAACGGTCGGTAAGCTAGACATTCTTGCGTTTATTGCAGATGGCACAAACTGGTACGGCACAGCTTCACAAGGTTACACATACTAATGTTTGCTTACCACACCCTCTTTCAAGCCATATTTGGCCCCGCGCCAGTTGTTGCAACGTATCTTGTTGTGGCGGGCGGCGGTGCGGGAGGCAACGCCTCAATCGCCCTTAATGGCAGCGCAGGCGGTGGTGGTGCGGGCGGATTATTAACGTCAACAGCGGCTTTACTTACAACTTCAACATACACAATTACTATTGGCGCGGGCGGTGCGGGTACAACTAACACTACTGGCAATAATGGCGCTAACGGCAGCAATTCATCCATAAGCAGCGTTGCTACTGCAACAGGCGGCGGCGGCGGCGGATACACCATTGCGGGCGCAACAGGCGGGTCAGGCGGCGGTGGTGGAACAGGGCTTGCCGGTGGTGCGGGAACATCAGGACAAGGTAATTCGGGGGGAACGGGTGCGTCTAATGGTTCAGGCGGCGGCGGAGGCGCAAATGCTGCGGGCGGCAGCGCGTCGGGCAACACCGGCGGCGGGGGGGGTGCGGGTACAGCGTCTTCAATTAGCGGCTCTTCTGTAACTTATGGAGGAGGAGGCGGTGCCGGAGGTAGCGCCTCTGCAATATCAAGCGCAGGCGGTGTAGGTGGTGGCGGTGCAGGCGGCGCTAACAATGCAAACGGAACTAACGGTACGGTAAACACCGGTGGTGGTGGCGGTGCTGCGGGTGCTAGAGATGGCGCAGCAAATGGGACAAGTGGTTCAGGCGGTTCAGGTATTGTCATTATTTCTTACGCCGGATCGCAAGTGTTTTCCGGTGGTACGGTTACCTCTGCAAGCGGAAACACAATCCATACGTTTACTTCATCAGGCTCTTTAGTCCCTGCATATTCTATTTCTTATCTTGTTGTTGCGGGCGGCGGTGGCGGCGGTAACGGTACTTTTTCTGTTGACAACGGTGGTGGCGGCGGTGCGGGTGGTTTGTTAGCATCAACTGCTTTTCTTGTTTCAGGAACAACCTACACAATTACGGTTGGTGCTGGCGGGGCATCCCAAGCTAACGGTTCTAACTCCGTCATTTCTAGCATTGCAATTACGGCAACTGGCGGTGGTGGCGGTAAAACAAACGGTACTGCCGGTGCAGCGGGTGGTTCAGGCGGCGGCGGTGCGGGTAATGCTGGTACAGGCGGTGCGGGTACTTCTGGTCAGGGTAGTAATGGTGGTGCGGGTAGCGGAACTTATGGCGGCGGTGGCGGTGGCGCATCTGCTGTCGGTGCTACGGGCGGCGCAACTGGAAGTCAAGGTGGCGCAGGGTCAGCATCGTCTATTACTGGTTCTTCTGTAAATTACGCAGGGGGCGGTGGTGGTGCGGGTTCTGGAACAGGAACGGGCGGCACGGGTGGTGGCGGTGGCGGTGGAACCGGATTTACGCTTGGCACAGCCGGTACTGTAAATACAGGTGGTGGCGGTGGCGGTAGTGGTGCAAACACCAACCTTGCTGGCGCATCTGGTGGTTCAGGCGTAGTCATCCTATCCGTCCCAACTGCAAATTACACCGGAACAACGACAGGCTCACCAACAGTTACAACTAGCGGTGCAAACACAATATTGAAATTTACGGCGTCAGGGAGTTACACAGCATGAGTTATTTTGCAAGAGTACCCACACTTACAGACGGCAAAGGCATTGTTGATAATGTCATTGCGGCTAGTCAATCGTTTATTGACTCGGGTGCCGAAGGTGACCCAAGTTGGTGGTGGCAGACCTCATACAACACCCGTGGCAACGTGCATTACGGCCCTGACGGTCAGCCTGATGGCGGCGTAGCCTTACGCGCAAACTATGCCGGACTTGGCTACACGCTTGACACGACCGTTGTTCAAGACGGTGTAGTTGGTGTGTTTTACGCGCCACAACCTTATCCATCATGGATTCTAAACACTCAAACTTACACATGGGAAGCCCCTGTGCCTTACCCCTCAACAGGTGGGCCTTATATGTGGGATGAAGCAACACAATCATGGGTGCTTGCGCCCGTGTAGTCTAAGTAATATACTAATCGTACTGGTGCGATCCACCAGGACTCCTCGGAGTTACAAATGTCAGACGAAGTAAGCCAAGCGGAAGTGCCCGCGCCGACACCGGAAGTTACGGCAGAACCGGTAGTTGAAGTATCTGCGCCGGAAGTACCCGAAGCAGCACCTAAGACCTTCTCACAAGAGGAATTAGACGCAGCCATCGGCAAGCGGCTCGCACGCGAGCAGCGAAAGTGGGAAAGGGAAAGAGCAGTTCAACCTGTTGCGCCTCAAGCACCGGTCACGCCCGAGCAGTTTGCCTCAAACGAAGATTATGTCGAAGCATTGGCAGAACAACGTGCAGAGCAAAAACTAGCGGAGCGCGAGCAACGCAAGCAACAAGCTGAAATACTCGAAACCTATCACGACAAGGAAGAGGAAGTTCGTGCGAAGTATGAGGACTTTGAACAAGTCGCATACAACCCGAATTTGCCGATTACTACCGTGATGGCCCAAACCATTCAGGCCTCGGACAACGGCCCCGAAGTGGCTTACCACTTAGGTGCAAACCCCCGAGAAGCGGAACGGATTTCACGTCTTTCGCCTATCATGCAAGCCAAAGAGATCGGGAAGATTGAGGCTCAGTTAGCCGCAAACCCACCGGTTAAAAAGACTTCAAACGCGCCAGCGCCTATTTCACCTGTTTCAGCCCGTACGACCGGCTCACCGGCATACGATACGACTGATCCACGCTCTATCAAGTCAATGTCTACTTCCGAGTGGATTGAGGCAGAAAGATTGCGTCAGGTAAAGAAGCACGAAGCGCGCCTCCGCTAACTTATTTTAGGAAATTATCATGGCAAATAGCATTCTAACCATTGACATGATCACCCGTAAATCCCTCGAAATCCTCGAGAACAACTTGGTGATCAGTCGCAACGTCAATCGTCAGTACGACGATTCATTCGCCGTTGAAGGCGCAAAAATTGGTTCAACCCTGCGTATTCGTTTACCCGATCGCGCGTTGGTAACTGACGGTGCCGCCTTGCAAGTGCAAGACGACAACGAACAGTTCACAACTTTGACTGTCGCAAGTCAAAAGCACATTGGCGTGAACTTCACCTCTGCCGAACTCACTATGCAGTTGGATGACTTCGCAGAACGTGTTCTCAAGCCTCGCGTTTCACAGTTGGCATCAAGCGTTGACGCTGACGTCGCAACTGCCTACAAAGGCATTTACAACTCGGTGGGCACACCTGGCACAACTCCTTCGACTTCGCTGGTTCTGCTCCAAGCACAGCAAAAACTGAACGAGTTTGCCACACCCATGAACCCACGTTATGCGACTGTTAACCCAGCCGCCAACGCCGGTTTGGTCGAGGGCTTAAAAGGTCTGTTTAACCCAACTGGTACTATCAGCCGTCAGTTCAAAAACGGTATGATGGGCGAAGGCGTATTGGGCTTAGACGAGATCAATATGTCGCAGTCGATTGTTCAGCACACAACCGGTGTCACACCAACTGCCCCAATCGTGGCAACTGCTGTGTCTACCCAAGGTGCAACATCACTTGCCATCAGCTTCACAAGCGGCTCACCCACGTTCAAGATCGGTGACGTGTTCACCATTGCTGGCGTGTATGCAGTCAACCCACAAACCCGTCAATCAACTGGCGCCTTGCAGCAATTTGTCGTAACTGCTGACGTAACTGTTTCGTCAACAACTACCGCAACGCTGACAGTTCAGCCACCTATCTTCACTCCTGCAAACGCTTTGGCTACCGTGGATTCGTTCCCCGCTGCTAGCGCTGTGCTGACGTTCTTGGGTGGATCAGCTACAACATACCCGCAAAACTTGATCTATCACAAAGATGCGATCACGTTGGCGACTGCTGACTTGCTGTTGCCACAAGGTGTGGACATGGCTTCGCGCCAAGTGCATAACGGTATTTCGTTGCGTATCGTACGTCAGTACGATATCAACAACGACCGTATGCCTTGCCGTATTGACGTGTTGTACGGCTTTAATGCGGTTCGTCCGGTCACAGCCGTCCGTATGTGGGGCTAAACAGAGTGGGGGCGCAAGCCCCCTCTTCTAAACTTTTTAAAGGAATTTCAACATGGCACTTCCAAATGGCGCAGGTGGCTATCAAATTGGTGATGGCAATCTCGGCGAGGTTATCCTCGGAACTCAACAAGCACCAGTAGCTAAAACAGCAGCGGCCACTCTGACCGCCGCTGAATTGGCAACCGGTATCATCACTTATACTGGCGCAGCCGTTGCCTTGACCATGCCCTTGGGCACTGATCTTGACGCAGCGTTCTCAAGCATGAAAGTCAACAGTTCGTTTGACTTTCACATCATCAACATCGGTGGCACAAACGCCGCTACGGTTACGGCTAACACCGGCGTGACTTTGGTTGGTGTTGCAGCAGTTTCGGCTAATACAGCTTGCAATTGGCGCGTTCGCAAGACCGCTGACGCAACTTACGTCGCTTACCGCATCGCAGGTTAATGCGTAGAGGGGCGGGCGATCCTCGCCCCTCGCAACGGGATTTCAAATGCACATTTACCTAAAGCACCCAATCCACGGCAGCAAGGTGGCAATTTCCGATTTGGAAGCCCAAGCTGACGTCAAAAACGGGTGGGAAGTATATAATTTAGACGCGCCAGTAGAAGAGGCTGCGCCTGTGAATGAGTTAAAACGACGTCGTAAAACGGAGTAGGCATGACCACAACCACAGCCGGTGATCAAATCAATGGGGCGTTACGCCTAATCGGTCAACTGGCTGAAGGTGAAGAACCGTCGGCTGCGACCGCTAATGACGCGTTAGCCGCACTTAATCAGATGATTGACTCATGGAACACCGAGCGTTTGTCGGTGTTTTCTACCCAAGACCAAGTCTTCTCTTGGTTACCAAACTTTGCTACGCGCACGCTCGGCCCCACGGGCGACTTTGTGGGCAACCGCCCTATTTTAGTAGATGACTCGACTTACTTTCGTGATCCGTCGTCTAACATTTCGTTTGGCATTAAGCTAGTCAACCAACAGCAGTACAACGGCATTGCGGTCAAGACCGTGACGTCTACCTACCCTCAAGTCATGTTTGTCAACATGACTTACCCCGACATTACGATGACCGTCTATCCGGTGCCCACCAAGGTATTGGAATGGCACATTGTGTCGGTGCAAGAACTAACTACCCCCGCGTTGTTGTCTACGCCCTTGGCGTTCCCGCCAGGCTACCTTCGCGCTTTCCGTTACAACTTGGCGTGTGAAATTGCACCTGAGTTTGGTGTCGAGCCTTCACCCCAAGTGTCGCGCATCGCCATGTACTCTAAGCGCAACTTGAAACGCATCAACAACCCTGACGATATTATGTCGTTGCCTTATTCGATTGTTGCGACGCGTCAACGGTTCAACATCTTTGCCGGTAATTATTGATGAAGTCGCCTATCCTCGGCTCCGCATACACGGCTCGCAGCGTCAACGCTGCCGACAACCGTATGATCAACTTGTTCCCCGAGGTGGTCGCCGAGGGCGGTCTAGAACCTGCGTTTCTAAATAGAGCGCCAGGGCTTCAGTTATTAGTCGCCGTGGGCACCGGCCCCGTGCGGGGCTTGTGGCAATACGGTGGTTACGGCTACGTTGTGTCGGGCAATACGCTTTACCGCATTGATAATCAATACGCCATTACAACGCTCGGCGTAGTTGCCAACGATGGGCCGGTGTCAATGGCTGATGATGGCAACCATTTGTTTGTGGCTTGTAATGGCCCAAGTTTTATCTACAACGCTACAACTACCGTGTTTGCACAGATTACGGACGTAGACTTCCCTGGCGCATTAACGGTTTCGTACCTTGACGGCTACTTTGTGTTTATCGAGCCCGACAGCCAGCGCGTGTGGGTAACAGATTTGCTTAACCCACTTGCTGTTGACCCGCTTGATTTTGCAAGCGCCGAGGGCAACCCTGACGGTTTAGTGTCATCCATTACCGATCATTCTGAGATTTGGTTGTTTGGCACAACTTCGGTTGAAGTTTGGTACAACGCAGCCCAAGGTTCGGGTTTTCCCTTACAAAGAATCCAAGGCGCGTTCAATGAAATTGGATGCGCTGCAACCTTTTCGGTTGCCAAACTAGACAACGGTTTGTTTTGGCTAGGCGCAGATAACCGTGGGCAAGGCATTGTCTACCGCTCACAAGGCTACACCGGTGTGCGTATCAGCACCCACGCAATTGAGTGGCAGATTCAACAGTACGGTGACATCTCGGACGCCATTGCCTACACCTATCAGCAAGACGGTCATTCGTTTTACGTCCTGACCTTCCCTACCGCGCAAGCGACTTGGGTGTATGACGTGGCAGCGCAAGCATGGCATGAGCGGGCAAGTTTTAGTAACGGCGACTTTAGTCGCCACCGCAGCAATTGCCAAATGTTTTTTAATAACGAGGTCATCGTAGGCGACTTTCAAAACGGCAATTTGTATGCCTTTGATTTGGAAGTCTACGCAGATGGCCCACGCACTCAAAAATGGTTGCGCTCTTGGCGGGCGTTGCCCACCGGCACCAATAACTTTAAGCGTACCGCTCAACATTCGTTGCAACTAAATTGCGAATCCGGCGTGGGGCTGCAAGGCCGCACCGAAATACCAGGACGCGTCTACTTGAGCCCTATGATCGTATCGGGCTCAATCGGCATTGTTGATGAAATTGAAATTATCATGTCTGTTGACGACTATGTGCAGCCTTTGGTAATGCTGCGCTGGTCAGACGATGGTGGTCACACTTGGTCAAACGAACATTGGAAATCAATGGGCGGTATAGGCGCGTACGGCACTCGCGTCATTTGGCGTCGCCTTGGCATGACTGAAAAGTTGCGGGATCGGGTGTATGAGATTTCAGGCACCGATCCGGTCAAGATTGCCATCATGGCGGCTGAACTTGATGTTGAGGCGACCAAAGCATGAACATTACTCAAATCCCCGCGCCTCGGGTGCCTGTTGTAGACCCAGCTACGGGGCTCATGTCACGCGAATGGTTTAGATTTTTTAATGCTCTCTACGAACAATTGGGCGGCGGTGCGGGCGGGGCTTCAGGCACTTTTACAACAACCGATTCTAAAACCGTGACGGTCGTCAACGGCATCATTACAGGGATAGTCTAATGTCCATCAATCTTTCAGCCTTTGCCGGTGCGGGCGCGCAATTCTCAGATGCCAATGGCGCACCTCTGACCGGCGGCTTGATATACACCTACCTGTCGGGCACTACCACGCCAGTTACAACTTACACTACCCGCGACGGCACGACCAACAACACCAACCCGATTGTGTTGGACGCGGCAGGGCGCACACCAAATGAGATTTGGCTAGACGGCGGGGTGCTGTACAAGTTTGTGCTGAAGTCCTCGACTTACGTTCAGATTGGGTCGTATGACAATATTCCGGCAATTAACGACACGACAACCTTTAGCAACCTAATTACGGTTGCCGGTACAAACACGCTAACCGGCTTGGCTACACCCGCATTGTCAGGATATGCTGCGGGCGCACAATACAGCTTTATTGCTCAGAACGCCAACACCGCTGCCGTCACAATCGACATCGACACGCTTGGGGTTAAGTCAATTACCAAGTTCGGCACGGTGGCTTTGGCGGCGGGCGACATTCAAGCCGGTGCTTTGACGCTAATTGAATACGACGGTACACGGTTTCAATTGCTTAACGTCACCAACAATACCTTTAAAAACATTGTTGAAACTACGACTATATCGGCGACCGCTGCTACCGGCACAATCAATTACGACGTAGCAACACAATCCATTGTGTACTACACAACTAACGCAACTGCCAACTGGACAATAAATTTACGCGCATCATCGGCGGCTACGCTTAACAGCTTGATGTCTACGGGGCAGACCATTACCGTCACCTTTATGGCAACCCAAGGTGCAACCGCCTATTACAACAGCGCGTTGACTATTGATGGCGTATCGGTCACGCCTAAATGGCAAGGTGGTGTTGCACCTACTGCGGGTAATGTTAACTCGGTAGATACCTACACTTACGCCATTCTTAAAACTGCAAGTGCTACGTTTACCGTGCTTGCTGCTAGAACAAGGTACGCATAAATGCCACGTTTATCAACCATCGGTGTAGCATCGGCGGGCGCGTTTGGCTTTGGCACAAGCGGCAGTCTGCTTATTGACTACCTTATCGTTGCAGGTGGTGGCGGGGGCGGCGCCCCCGGCCCCGCCGGTGGCGGCGGAGGTGGTGCGGGTGGCTTCCTATCTAGTTCAGCAACAATAGTAACGGGGGTGGCTTACACCGTCACCATTGGTGCGGGCGGGGGCGTGTCAACTGCGGGATCAAATAGTTTAATAAGCAGCGTTAACACCGCAATTGGCGGTGGTTACGGTGGCCCGCAAGGCGCGGTTGGCGGTGCCGGTGGCTCGGGCGGTGGCGGCGGTGCAAACGTAAGTGGTGGTGGCGGCGCAGCTACAGCCGGTCAAGGAAACGTCGGGGGCGGGGGGTTTGGCTCACCTGGCGGCGGCGGGGGCGGTGCGAGTAGCGCCGGAGGTAACGGCGATGGCGTGGGCGGCGGCGGTAGCGGCGGCAATGGAACGGCATCGTCTATTACCGGATCAAGTGTCACTTATGGCGGCGGCGGCGGGGGCGGTGGTTACACGCCTGGCACCGGCGCGGGCGGTTCAGGTGGTGGTGGCGCGGGCAGCGTAAACAGCGCAAGCAGCGGCGGTGCAGGCACGGTTAATCGGGGCGGTGGCGGTGGCGGTGGCCCGTTTAACCCCGATCCTGGCAGTACGGGCGGCGCAGGTGGTTCGGGCATTGCAGTTATTAAATATCTCGGCACACAACAAGCAACGGGTGGTACTTATTCGTTTGTTGGTGGTTACTCTATTCATGTCTTTACAACGTCAGGAACTTTTCAGACTTGAAAGTAACCTTTGACCTCGACTTTCTAAAGCCAACCTTGCAGCAGAAGATTGACGTGCTGCAAGACGAACTTTTAAAAATGCCACAGGCTGACATTAAGACAATTCATTCGTTTGAGGAGGGCAAGTACATTCGCAAGATTATTGCTCCCGCTTGGACAGTAATGATTGGTGCAAAGCATAAAACGCCGTACAAAGTCAGGATTGAAAAAGGCACGGTTGCATTTAATATTGGCGACGTAGTCCACACTTTGACCGCGCCAGTAGCGTTTGATGCGCCAATTGGCGAACGACGTGTTGCACACGCATTTGAAAATGAAGTTGTGTGGGTGGACATTTACGACAACCCCGACAATTGCAAAGATATTGATGAAATTGAAGACAGAATTTACGTTATCCCCGAGTGTGGAATGTTGGATAAAAGACTAGCCCTAGCGCACAACAACGGCGTTAGAATGCTATTAACGGAGAATTAACATGGCTGGAGTTATTGTTGGATCGGTAATTAGCGCGGGCGCGGGGTTAATTGGCGCGTCAAATAGCGCGCGCGCCTCTCGCGACGCTGCTAACACACAAGCCCAAGCCGCAAGAGAGTCAGGCGAGCTTTCGTACAAAATCTCGCAAGAACAACTTGCAGCGCAAAAAGAAGCGTTAGACCGGCAAATTGCAGCCTCGGGCGCAACCGTTGACAAGCAACTTGTTGCCCAACGCGACGCGCTTGATCAGCAGATGGCTTTTCAACAACGAATGTACGACCAAACGCGCGAAGACTTTGCGCCGTACAGAGCGTCAGGCGTTGCCAACCTTAACCAACTCAACACGCTGTTAGGCATTGGTGGCAACACGGGCGCAGCAGACTACGGTCGTTTTGCTACGGCTGATTTTACGCCTGCTGATTTTACCGCTAACAAAGACCCTGGGTATGCGTTTCGTATTAGTGAAGGTTTAAAAGCTATTGATCGTCAAGCTGCTGCGCGTGGGGGGTTAATTTCAGGTAACGCATTAAAAGCTGCATCAGGTTATTCTAGTGATTTGGCATCCCAAGAATATAACGCCGCGTTTAATCGCTTTCAAACCATCCGTGGCAACACCCTTCAGCCATTTCAAGTGGGCGCTGCCGCCGGTCAAAGTGCAGCGGCAATGCAAGGTCAAGCCAACGCTAACTTCGGTAGCGCGGGCGGACAAGCTATCGGGCAGTTTGGTCAAGGCGCATCAGGCATCTACGGCAACGCCGGTAACGCTTTGAACACGGCGTATGGCAATTACGGTCAAGGCACAACAGGTGTGTTGGGTGCCTATGGCACAAACGCTACAAACGCAATGCTAGGCGGTGCTAACGCTCAAGCGTCAGGTATTGTTGGACAAGCCAATGCGTTTAACCAAGGGTTGAGCGGCATCAGCAATCTTGCCAACACTTACTACCTTAATAGTTTGCTACAGGGCCGGAATCAAGCAAATACTATTGCGGGGTTAAATAGCACTTATGGGGCTAATAATGTGTACGGTGCGGGCGCGGCTAATTATCAGCCTTCCATACCAACTAGCGGTTACTTTGGATCGGAATAAATCATGGCACTCGACACCAACATTGCGCTAGGCGTAAAACCTATTGAGCAGCCCAATATGCTTGCCCAAATGGGGCAGATGATGCAGTTGCGAGGCGCGCAACAGCAATACGAACAACAAAACAATTTGCGCGACGCATTTTCTCAAGGGACGGACATTAACGACCCCGCGACATTTAATCGTATTGCTCGGCAAGATCCTAGACTTGCATTGGAATTGCGAGGTAAGACTTTTGACCAACAACAAAAACAAACTGAAATTGGCCTTAAAAGGGCTGATTATTTAGGTGCTGCGTTTAGCGGTTTGGTTAAAAATCCTACTCTAGACAACGCGTACAGCATATTTGATACTGCGGTTCAGATGGGAATCATTCCTAGCCAAGCCGCTGCGGCTATGCGGGCTAAAATAGATGCTACAGGCGGCGATCCTAAACAAATTGCTGCACTTGCACAACAAGGCATTGATTCGGCTATTAGCGCCAAAGATAAAATGTCTGACGCTACGTCGCGCGCTAATAACGCTGCGACTGTTGGTGCGTCGTATTACGGCTCAAATGTGTCAAGAGATAACAGCTTACGACTTGATAAAAGAGAACGCGAAAAACTTCAAATTGTTACTGGTGATAATGGGTTTTATACAATTAATCCATTTGACCCTAACTCTGCTCGCCCCGTAGGTATGGCGCCTCCACCCCCGCAACCGCAGCCTCCCGTTACTAACGCGTTGGCAAACCCTGCTACGGCAAGCACTATTGTTAACGCACCCACAAATTCATTGTTGCCACTTGTGCAGTCGCAGCCTGGCGCGCCGACTGTGGCTAATGCGCCGGTTAGTATTCTTAAACCTAAGCAACCAATTCGTCAGCCTGTTGCGATTATGGGCCCTGATGGAAAGTCTATACTTGTCCAGCCAGAACAAGCTGTTGGAAAACAACCCGCAACAGCATTTAATGAAAAGACAGCAGAAACCAAAGCTAAGATAGATAGAGAGTTAGAAACTGCAATCCGTAATCTTGAAGCAGTTATTAAACCTGGCGGTTTGCTTGAAAAATCAACCGGCAGCGGTGCAGGTCGTATTTTTGATGCAAGCGCAGCGTTTTTTGGGCAAAGCACAGAAGGTGCAATCGCTGGAGCGCAACTTGCACCTATTGCAGACATGGTTCTTAAAATGGTTCCGCGTTTTGAAGGCCCTCAATCTAACAAAGACGTTGATTCATATTTAGCAGCAGCCGGTAAATTGGCTGATACTGGTTTGCCAAATGATGTCAGAAAAGGTGCGGCTGAAATTATTCTTAAATTGATGAAAGAAAGAAAAGGTCAGTTTGAAATAAAAGGACAAGAAGGTGGTGGCGGTGGTGGAAGTGCAACAACAACGCCGCCTATATACGCTACAAACGGTAAAGATCGCATCATGTCGACTGATGGCGGCAATACTTGGACTCCCGTAGGAGCAAAATAATGGCGCTTCCACAAGGTTTTACGCTTGAAACACCTGCTGCGACAGCACCGCCCCGCATGGCATTGCCTGAAGGTTTTACATTGGAGCAATCCGCACCTTCTCCATACAGCAGCGCCGTGCCGCAACTTAGCCAACAAGGTCAAGTTGTACGTCAACCTGATGCTATTCCAACATCTAGGTTGGATGCGTTTGGTAGAAGTTTGGCAGGGCTTGCAGATACAACGCTAGGCGGTCTTGCACCTAGCATTATTGGGCCTATTACCTATGCAGGGTCAAGAGCATTTGGCGCAAGCCCTGCTCAAGCAACGGTGTCTTCGCAAGCGGCTGCTGCACCATTTGAAAAACCATTTGGTCGCACATTTGGCGTTACACAAACCCCTGAGTACAAAGGCGAAGCAAGCCAACGTTTGACGGAATTTATTGGAGAAAACGCACAAAAAGGTTCAAAGTGGATTTCTGAGAAAACAGGCGTTCCTGAAGCCGACGTAGAAAATATGCTTGGTACGCTTTTAGTGGCGACGCCAGTTGGGGTTAAAAAAGGTTATCAAGCCGCTGCGCCGTTAGTTAAACAAGGCATTGAAGCAATTCCCGCGGTACAGGCCGCGCGTAAAGCAAAGATTGCTAAAAGTTACGAACGCGGCGTTGATATTGATGCAACAAAACTAGCTAAACAATACGAAATTGACTTAAACCCTGCTGAAAAAAATCCAACTTTTAGCAACAGGGCTGGTGCTGCACTTGTTGGAAACGAAGATTTAAACAATAGACTGTCTATTAAAAATCAAAATCGATGGGTTGAAATTTCACAAGACGCATTGGGATTAACAAGAGAAACCCCGCTTAACAGCCCCGATGTTTTTAACAAGGCGCGCGCGCAACCTAAATTTTCTGAGCCTTACAACAAAATACAAGCTGTTACTAATATTGAACTGCCACAAGACACTTTTAATAAATTAGATAACGCCAAATCATCAAAAACTTTTAACGATCCTAACGACGCTGCGCTTGTTAGTGCTTACATTGACAATTTAAAATCTGAATTGGCTCAAGGCGGTAGCGGCGCTAAATTATTAAAAAGCGTCCAAGATTTGCGCCAACAAGCGCAATCTGTTTTTAATTCTGAGAAAGCCGGTGGTCAACTTGACCAAGGCGCAAAAGCGCGCGCTACTGCTCAGATGGCTGCTGCTGATGTGTTAGACGATATTATTTATTACAACTTGCCTGACGATGCGTCAAAGAAAGCATTCTTGCCAGCAAGAGCAGCGTTGGCAGATTCATACGCTATTGAATCAGCCACAAACTTTGGAACTGGTCTTGTAGACCCCAACGTATTTGCCAAGATGATTAACGACGGCAAATACATGACTGGTGTTGCCGGTGATATGGGTAGGATTGCAGCGAACAATCCAAACGCATCAAAAATTAACGCAAAATACGAAGCAACTACTACGCAAAAATTTAAAAGAAATTCTCCTTTAGGTTTAGTCGGTGCTGGAATAGCTGGAACCGCAGGAATGGGGATTGAAGGCGCAATTGCTGGCGCCGCTATTGGCGGCGGCGTTAACGAAATATTGCGACGCGCATATGCTAACCGTATGACGTCGCCTGAATTTCAAAAAGCAAACGTTGTGCCACCTGATTTTAGAAATCGGCTTAACCCGCCAATGTTCACCGAGCCGCAAGTTA